GGGTCTTTTACCGTTAATGTATCTGTTCCTACTGTTGTAGTACTTCCTTCAACTACTAAGTTTCCGATGACTGTTAAATTGCTACCTATTTTAGCATCTCCAAAGACGTGAAGATTTAATCCTGATTCTGGAGTAACTCCTATTCCTACTTGTGTTGTAGACACCCATACAGGTGCATTATTACCAAAACCATCAGTTAACTGTTTAGCTGAAGTTGTTATGTTTCCATTATCAGAGAACTTTACAAGCGACTGATAAGTATCCTTTATTTTATTTCCCGAAAGTGTAGCCATTATTCAAAACAAGTTGGTTGTGAATCAATATGTAAAGTACTCTCGTTTGCTGTATCACCAAAATTAGTGCTACAGTATATCTCTGCCCAATTTATTGTGTTTGCCATTATCTTTCTTTTTTAAATAAGTTAATAATTTTTTTACGTTAACCTCTTTAGGTTTGTAATTTCTTTTTATAATACCCATCCGTGAAATCCTGTATCTTTATCTGGGTAAATATCTTGATTAGAGTTACTATAGTACTCATCAAATTTAGATGGTGCATTATAGGTCATATAATCTATAAATCTTTGAGCGTAATACTCAGCAAAATCTCTTTCCTTTTGAATTAAGAAATCTATTTCTTCTTTGTTTGCGATCTGACTATTTTCAGAACTGTGTTTATATACACCTCCATTAGATATAGAATATGCAGCAAAAGGCAAGTATTCTACCATAGCAAAATGAATTAACATAGGTTGTATATAATCGTTTACTAAGTTTAAATAATCACCAGTTAATGTTCCTGCTATTATATCGGCACTAATTTTATCGTATAAATCTGTGCCTAAATAATTTTGTATGTGTATTTCTTGAGCTAAACTAATAAATTGTATAAATTTATCTGTATCTACATTTGCATTTAATGCAGTGTTTTTTACTAAATCTGACCGTTTTATAAATAGTGCTTTTGCCATTATTCTTCTATATTTATGGATTCTTCTTCTATAACTTCACTATCTTCCTTTTTAATCCCTGTTTCTTTTTCTATCTCTGCATCTGAAATTGCATTTGTTAGATCAGTAAATTCTAAAGGTTGTAATGTTTTAAAGTATATATCTAATTCAATTCCGTTATACATTAATACTCTTTCTAATTCATCTAATATAGTAACTTGCATTGGTCTTATAACCGTATTGTCCATAAGCAATGAAGCTGTTTGTAATTCTTCGGCATTATTTCCTAAACCAGTATTGTCTTTTATACCAACAAGCATAGGCGATACAATTCTGTGAGATACCATTACTTTTCTCATAGATTCATCACTAAGAAATTTATATTGCTCATGTGCATCACTTAATATTACTGGTTCAATACTTGCAGACAGTTCTTTGCTATCATTAAATGCCAATATAAATCTACCAGCATTAGAAGACCCACTAAATTTTTCTTGAATATTTTGTTCTATAAGACTTCTTTGCTCTTCTGTAGGAACACCATTATTAAAGTTTATAAGCATGCTTGGAGCAAGACCATTTTGTATATTGTTTATATGATAATTCGCTATCTCTTCTTCTAATTCAGCATATTGCAAACCTCCTTGATAATCTACTGGTGAATAGTAATAAAAACCAGCTCTATAAGGTTTAATGTATAATATTTCTAATCCTGCGTTGCTTGTACCAAATGCAGGTATTCTTTTAGGTTGTAATTTAGATGTAATCTCTGACCAATCTTTGGCATAGTAATAACCCTCTATTTTACCCTTATTATTTGCTTTCTCTGCCCTTAACGTCTCTACAGGTATATGTTCTACTTGCACGATCTTTTTGTGGTCTTTAGAATAGATTATTTGAAGTGCAGCTTGACCCATCATTTTATAGTCATAGCATATCTTTTTCATACAGTCTTTAGTAAAGAGTTCTTTCATCTCTTTATAATCCTTTTCATTTTCTTTACTATCAACTGCGTCTAATCCTTTACCATATATCATTTCAGCTATACCATTTATGGCTGCATTATTTGTAGGGCTACCATTATATCTATCTATTAAATAATTAAAATAGTTATTATCGTCTCCGTACTCTACCCATTCTCTATTGTATTGTTCTTTTATTTCAGGGCGTGTATAAGATGACATACTGACTATATGTATCTTTCCTTTTTCTACTTTTGGCAGGGGGTTATTATTGTATCTTTTTCTTGCCATTTTATTTACTTTTCTCATATTATTACAAAATCGTTATCGTATGTATTTTCTGTAGTGTATTCTCCAGAATTAACATCAAAGGTATTAAAATTAGTTTGATCTGTGCAAAAAATAGAACCTCTATATATAATTACAGAACCATTTTTAATGGCAAATGAATAAAATCTGCCTTCAACTAAAGAAAAACTACCTGTAACGGTCATGTATCCATTAGAGTTAGTTACAGAAACTGAAACTGTACTTGTAGTCCTTTTAGATTTATCAGTTAGTTCAAACGTAACGGAGCTTGGTGTACTTCTTGGAATTACTTTAAAACTCTGAGCGTCTGTTGATGTTGTTAATATTACCATATTATAAATAACAAAATATCCTTAATTTGTTTTCATAAAAAAAGGGATACCGAAGTACCCCTTTAATTACCTAATTAAATTTAATTATTATGAATTAGTACCCTCTGTAATAGTTACAGTTCCAGTTAATCCAGCAAATTGACTGAATGGGAATGTAGCAGAAGTGCTATCAACACTCATAAAGTTAGCTGGCTTTCTTTCCATACCAGTTAAAGTTAAAGTATATCCACTTAAATCTCCCATAGCAGCTCCAGTAACTACTGTTCCACCAGAAACATCAGCTCCATGCTCTAATCCCATTAAAAATACATTTCCATTATAATCTTCAACAGCAACATGAGGTCTTCCGTAAGCTAACAATTTTAATTCTTTATTGTCTTCTTTTGAAAGTTTATGTAGTGTTAAATTTAATGTTTGTTCAAAGAACGTAGTGCCGTTTTCTCTTGATGATGTAATGTTTTGTTCAAAAGACGAGTTTCCTTTAACTTCATATTTATATGCTGTTAAATTGTTACTGCTGTCTCCTGTCATGTTAGTAACTTCGTCATCTGTTTCAGAAACAGTACCTAAGTCTCCAAAATCTACAAAGTAAACATTTTTAATACCACCAACTACATCTTTACAAGGTTCTTTTCTTCCTATATTTAGTCCACAAGCCATAGTTTTATTATTTTTTATAAAAAAAGGGTAAGTAGGCATCAACCCACCTACCCTAATTTTTGGTTAATTTAATTTATTAAGAATATAGTACAATATCAGACCCTATTCCGTACTGAACACCAGCAGTAAATCTCATAACAACTCTTACGTTTTGAGAACCATCTAGATCAGCCATGTCGATTAACTTAACTTCGTTGTGGTCAGATAAAAGACCAGTTCCAAAGAATAAGTTAGATTTTTCAGCAGCAACAGCTTTGTTATCTCCAAGTCCGTTAGCAACAAATAATTTTACACCATCAAAAGATAATGCTCCATTTTGCCACCACATAGTACCTTGATTAGATACACCGTTAGCACCGATACTAGATACATTTTCAGTTCCAGCAGCATTTTCTAAGATTCCAAATCCTCCTAGTGCTCTTACATAAGCTCTAGCAATATTTTGAGATACATAGATGTATAAATCTTCTTTTCCGTATAAAGCAGAAGGAATAGCATCAACTATTTTTCCTAATTCTGCGATTACGTTAGCAGAAGTTACAGTTCCAGCAGCAACGTCAATAACGTCACCGTCAGCAGCTAATAATGTAGTAAATCCATCGAATTCACCAGCATTAGCGTTAACTCCAGACCAGATATTGTTTTCTGTTTTTTCAGCAACTAATCCAGAAACATGACCAATTAAGTAGTCACTAAATTTAGGAGGTAAGTTGTCAAAAGCAGAATATCCCATAGATACAGCTTCCCAGTCACTTCTAAAGTCTTTTTTACAAAGCTCTAGGTTTACTTGGAACTCTTCTGGTTGAAGGATTCTTTCAGTTAATGTAATAGTTGCAGTATCAGTGAAATCACAAGTTGCGTCTTTGATTACGTTAGCATCAGTAGCAATTTTTTTGATTACTTCTTTGAACTTTACATTTGGTTTGATTTCAATACCACCTCTGTCAAGTGTAACACCTGATAATAAAGCAGCAGAAATGTACTTGCCTGCAAATTCGCCAGCGTAAGTACTTGTAATTGATGTAGTAGTAGCCATTTTTTAATTAATTTTAGTTTTTAGTTTATTTTAAATTAGCAATTCTGTTCATTACTCTATCTCTAGTGCTCATTATTCTATTTTGACCAAAAGATTTAAAGTTTTGTTTTACTTCCCCTTCAGGGTTGTGTGATATTGGTTCTGAAGCTGGTTCAGAAGATAACTTTTCTATTTGTTTTTGCATAGATAGTTTTTCTTCACCATAACCTAATTTCATTTCCTCAATCATTCCTTTTAATTCAGAGATTTTAGATTCAAATTCGTCTCTTCCAACGTATTTCATTTCATCCATCTCAATTTCTTCAGAAACTTCCTCGATTGCAGGAGCTTCATCTTGTAATTCTTCAGATACAACTTCTTCAGAAGATAACCCCTCTTTTACTTCTTCTTGGCAAGCAAGCTCAGTAAGTTTTTGAGACATTTCTTCTTCTTCTTTAATTTGCTCCGAAAGATTTACTTCTTGATTCACCTCAACTTTTTTTACTTCATCCTTTTTAACTAGTGATAGTTTTTCCATGATGTCGTTCAAAATTGATGTAGCTTTAGTGTTTTCCATAAATTTCGATTTATAAATTAATTTATCTTAACTAATTAACTGTATACAAAAAGGTTGTTAGATTTTTATGCTTTTTTCTGTATTATAAACCATTCAGCTCCATCTGACCAAAGCATTAATCCTTCATAAGAAACATTTAACTCATAATAATCAGATGAACCATCTAATGTTTGACCAGCTATAGGAGTTAATCTCACTCTTGTGTTTGTGTTAAAACCTCCATTTGTTACTATTCTTATAATTCTGTTTGTGCTTTTAGAAGTTGTAGCATCTGGCAAACTTAAAACCATATTTCCAGAACCACCTGACCAGCTTAATTTAATCATTCTTGAGTTATCATAAAGAGAATCGTCTAAATCAAGATTAACACCAGCAGAAGCAGTAATATCTGTGTTATGAATATAATTTATAACTTGACTTATAGTTGCTTTTTTAGTTTCGCTACTTTGAACTAATGCAAAACTTTCTGTTCCTTGTAATTCTGTAGCTGCATTTAATTGTGATATTTTTTTTGACATTATTTATAATTTTATATTGTTACCGTTTTCTTGTAGTATGTTACCTCCTGATTCTAATAATAAAACACCTACGCCTGATATTCTTCCGACACCTTGACTTCTTAAAGTTCCATCACAACATTTTCTTGAGTATGTACCATCTTTACACATACAACCTCTTCTACTACCACTTGGAACAGCGTTTCCTACAGTTTCATTTCTTTTTCTCATAGTTATTGTTTTGGCACACAATTAGGCACTTTTCTACCATCTTTATCTTTCATTCCTATTTGTTCATAGCCTGCTTGACATGGATTATCATCGTTTAAATCTAATTCACCAAGTTCTCTTAGTTTTCCTCTTGACCAGTTTAATCCTGCTTTACCACCCCATAATAAATAAGATATAGTTCCACAAGCTTTAGTATCAGATTCATCATAATAGGTTTCTGCTCTACTTAAATAACTGTACATTCTTTTGATCGTAGATACAGAAAGTTTTTCACCTCTTGCTAATTGTTGAGCTCTTACTTTGCCAACATTAGTGGCACATTTATTATTTACTTTTTGATTTAATTCAATACCTCTTTTAGCATTATTTCTAACACCACTTCCATAATCGCTATAAGTTTGCAATTCATATTTATTATCTAATATTGAATTGGCAATCTCTAATAGTATTTCTTTTGCCTCTTCTTCATTATGTATTTCTTCTATTTTACTCATAGCTATCTTATCTGTAAAATAACCTTCTATAGAGAATCCTTTTACTAAACCAGTTTTAACATAGTTATTCCAAACTTCATCGTTGTTTACTTTCATAGAAACCATCCAAGTACCTACAGGTAAATCCATATTGTACTTTCTTGACTTATCGTG